GAATTTCATTAATGATTACTTTTGCTAAAGTAGTCTTACCTGTACCAGCATTACCAACAAGCAATATATTTGGTATCTCTTGTTTGCGTTTGCATTCCTCTACAAAAGCTCGTAGAGGATCAGACAATACCATATCTGCCAATTTACTTGGCCTATATTTTTCTACCCAAATATTCTGTAATTGCTCGTTAATAGACATTAGATCGTAAAGCTAAAAGATCCATCTTTATTGGCAACCATTTTTTGATTATATGTTGCAGCTGGATCTGATGAACCGAAACCTTTTTCTCCACGAGAAGTCTCACTTACATGATCTGTCCATTCTACCGAGGTTTCTATATTTTTGTATACTATAAGTTGAGCCACCTTATCTCCCTTCTTAAAAGAATGCGTTCTACTAAGATCAAAGTTACGAAAAAGTATGTCAAGACTACCTCTATATCCTTCATCTATTACTCCTGGATGTACAGCTAGGTTATGCTTAAATCCAAGCCCGCTTCTACAAGCGACTTGTATCCAGTAACCCGGAGTAATATATGCCAATTGCAGTCCTACCGGCACTATTTTAGATTCACCAGGTTTAATATCAACGTTATCAATACAATATACATCCCACCCGGTATCATTTGAATGAGCCTTAGTAGGTAGTTTTGCATCCGTATTAAGAGATTTGAAACTAATTTTTATCATATCCATATACCTCAGTATAATATATTAATAATAATGATTATCAACTGTTATTGAGGAGAAAATAAACGACATACTAAAAACAACGTAACTGAGTAATATATCATATCATTGATAATTCAATAGTAAGCCTAAATAATTTTAGTGAGCACTTCATTACCTAATAATACTCCATCTGATAACCAAAACATTATCAACCAGATAGATTCTTTTATTGCAGGTTTGAATTCTCCAACAAAAGAAGATTCTAATACCAAAATAGAGTCTTCATCTGATAATGATAAAAAGCTTGTAGTAGAAGTTCCTAAGACTGACCAAGAGATGGGTGAATTCATATTAAAACATTCTGCTAAATTGGTAGAAAGTGGGCTCAATAGTATATTAGAGCTTCAAAAAGTAGCCGTGGCAACCGGAAATGCGGAATTAGTTGCTAGTTTAGCATCTTTAATTGCGGCTAATACTGGGGCTATTGAAACCGTAAGCAAAATACATTTACAAAATAAGAAAGTAGAAGCTAATAAGGAATTACGTAAATTAGACCTAGAAGGTAAAAAAGAAATTCAAAGACTTAAGAATGAAGGATATCTTAATTTACCAACTGGTAATACCAATATATTGATGGCTACCCGAGAAGAAATAATTGCTCAATTAACTGGAAAGGCTAGAGCTAAAGCTGCAGATACAAATGTTATTGAGTTGTCTGCTGTTGATTCCCAGTCATCACCGGTTTAGTAAGTTTATCTTTAATAGATTTGTAATGTGCATTGATTAACATTAATAATATTAATCCACCTATTACAGATCCTACTACCCACATAGGTATAGTGGCTGCAGTATAAGCTAATCCTAAAGAAGCTAAACATCCAATACCTAAAGTAACACTCTTTAATAGAACTGCAAGTATCAAGAATAATATGCCAACCCCTACTAAAGCTTTAATGATATAACCAAGCATTTCTGCTTTTTGATTTGCTTTGGCAATTTCAACTTGATCGGCAGTATCTTTTTTGATTTTTTCTAATTGAGCTTTTTGATCGGCTTCTAGTTTATTAAGTGTTAAGCGCTGTTCTTCTCTAATTTGTTGCTTTTCTTTTTCTTTTTGCTCTATAAGTGCTTCAGCTTTATCTAAGTCAGCTTTTTGGCTAATAGCCAACTCCACACTAGCATTATACTTCTCATACAATTGATCTATAGTTTTAGTCTTTTCATCATCTACTTCTTTAGCTATTTTTGCTTTATCTTCTACAGACAATTTATCTGTGCGAGACATAATTTCTTTTGCTCTTAAATGTGCTACAAGAGTGTTAATATCTTGTTTCTTTTTTTCTTGTGTGACTATATAAATTCCATAATCTAAAGCACCAATTTTAGCAAAATTTTCATCATCTTTCTTTTTAGCATCATCATAAGCCTTTTGTAAATCTGCTCTAAATTTAGCATATTGTAATTCTAATTGATTGCGAGCATCATCTACTTTTTTATTGACCTCTACCATTTGATCTACTTGCTTAACTGTATTTTCTGCTTTAACCACCGCAGCTGCTGATGTAGTAGTATCAACTTTGTCTGGGTTTAATTTGAAACCAAATTTAGGTAACCCAACACATCCTGTAAATAATAAGGATGCCAATATTAATACAAAGTATTTTTTCATATTAATATTTACAATAAAAAATTAAGTGACAATATGAAAGAATCATACTGTCACAAATTGTTATTTAGATCTAAAAAAATCAATAATTTTTTGAATATCAGATTCACAATAACTACATCTATCTGCACAATTACAATATTGTTGCAAATCTTTAATAGATTTTATATCTTCATGCTTATCAACTAAATGTATAATTTCTTTGTAAGAAATATTGTTGCAGACACAATGGGTGTTATCTAACTCAAGACCCATTATGATTCACAACTTGAACAGGTTAATATTGAACGAGCCAGCTCTTGAGCTGGGTTTGCAGAACGTTGATAATAAAGACTCTTAATACCGTTCTCCCAAGCAAATACTACCAGCTCATTGACATCCTTTGGCTTAGTATTAGGTGGGATCATTAGATTTAATGATTGACCTTGATCAATATATTTTTGACGAGCTGCTGCTTGAATCACTATTTCTTTTTGACTGATTTCACCAAAGGTCTTAAACACTTCTTTTTCTTCTGATGTAAGAAATTCAAGATGTTGCACAGAACCACCCTTTACAAGAATAGATTTCCAAACTCCTTCTGTATTCTTTTTCTTTGTTTCAAGTAAAGCTTCGAGGTAAGGATTCTTATAAGTAAATTTACCTTTAGCTAAATCTTTTACAAAGTAATTAGAGTTAAGAGGCTCTACTGAAGGTGAAGCTTGACCAAGAATAAATGAACTAGAAGTAGTAGGTGCAACAGCTAATGTGGTTACATTACGACGACCATAACCTTTGAGTAAAGGTGGTTCACCATACTCTACAGCCATTTGTGCTGTAGCAGCATCTGCTTTCTTACGAACAAAACTCCATATTTGAGTGTTAAGTAGTTTTGCTTCCATTGTCTCAAATCCAATCATCTTAGATTGAAGATATGTATGCCAACCAAGAGCACCAATACCAAGAGCTCTTTGATTAATAGCAAAATTTCTTGGATGCACCATAAACTTCATTTTCTCAGTCTTATTAATGAATTCTGTCATTACTGCATCAAGAAAATAAACAAGGGTTTCTACTGCATCAGTATTCTTCCAATTATCCCATTGCTCAAAGTTAAGAGAAGATAAATCACAAACAAATGATTCTTCATTGTCATTTGATAACATAATCTCTGTGCAAAGATTACTTTGATTGATTTTAAGCTTCTTGTCTTTATATACTTGTGGTGCTTGATTGTTGGCATTATCCGTAAAGAAAATATAAGGATAACCAGATTCAAAGCGCTTTTTAATTACTAAACCCCAAATACGACGTTTTTCCTTATCTCCCTCAATCATAGACTTCAACCATTCATCAGTAACACAAACACCAATAGAAAGATTTTGAATATCATCACCTTCACTTCTGATCTTTAGGAATTCTTCAATATCTTTGTGATCAATTGGTAGATATGCTGCAAATGAACCTCGACGCACATTGCCTTGAGATATATAATCTGTTAAGGATTCAAATACTACCAATTGATGATGCACACCTGTGGATTCTCCACCAGATGAGATAGGTGCACCGCGATGACGTATCTTACCAAAATAAGCAGAGGTACCACCACCAGCTTTTGACATGGTTCCTATTTCTGAAATCTTATATAAGATAGCATCCATATCATCATCAACATATGAACCAAAACAAGATATAGGTAAACCACGTTTACGACCAAAATTTGACCAAATAGGTGAAGCCAAGGAATAAAAACCTTGATGCATATATCCTTCAAATTTATCTGCAAAGCCTTTTAGCTTAAGATAATCTTCAGCTGTTTCTGCTATATCTCTTATACGTTTTTCAGCTGTCTCTCCATCTAAGAGATAACCTCGTTCAAGGAATTTGCGTGAATCACTATTTAACCAGTAAATGTTCTTGTTACTCATTTTTATATATTATACTATACTTTTATTAAAATAAATCATCTTCTGAAAAGCTTTGTGACTTTTTAGAATATTCTACCGGACGAGAATGGAAGAAGTCGGTCATATTATTACCAAGTAATTCTTCATTAAACCAGGAAGAGATTTTAATTACTTTATCATCTGTTTCATATACTTCTGAAAAGCCAATACCTTTTAATGATTCATTGATACGATCTTTAACAAATTCTTTAAGTAAAGCTGCAGACAATCCTTCTTCTTGAAGACCATTAACCATCCAATCAATAATCTTAGCCTCACTTTCATAAGCTTCTTTAGCTTCTGCTAGAATTTTCTCTTCAAGCTCTTTATCAAAGAGTTCTGGATATTCTTCTCTAATAGTATTAATTATTTTCATACCAACTAGAGCATGAATGTGTTCTTCATTACGAGTATATTTGACTTGTTGATCAGTATCTTTAAGAAGATTTTTATTACGGGCAAACCAATTAATAATATAAAATTGACTCATCAATGAGACATTCTCAACAAAAAGAGTAAAAAGAATAATAGAATAAAGATATTGTTTCTTTGAATCCTTATAATAGCGGTGTGTATATTTTTTAAGATATTTTACTCGCCCTTGTATCCATTCTAATTTAAGATTTTCTTCAAATACATCTTCAAGACCAAGAACTGTAAGAAGTCTTTCATAAGCATTATTATGAATTACTTCTGTGTTAGCCATTACATAACCAAGATCTTGTAAAGATGGGTGTGGTAGATTTTCTCCAAGCTTAGCCCAAAAAGTTTTTACCGCTACTTCAATTTGGCCAATAGCTGATAAGCAACGAATTATAATTTCTCTTTCTTGATCTGTAAGTTTAACCTTAAATTGTTGAACATCTGATTTAAAACTAAATTCTTTATGAGTCCAGAATCCATTATGCATAGAATCTATAAACTCTTCAGTCCAAGGATAGTGATTAGGTTTGCGGGAAATTTGTTCGTCAAATATCATAAATTGAATAAAATAATCTGTAAGGAATATTATTTACGTATAGTAAATGGGTTTACTATTTTTTCCAGAAGAAAAAAAATATTTCTTTTTTGTTCTATTTGACTGAGTTATATAAGTTAAGTTTTTTTACAATAAATTTTACAATTTCACTACGAACAATGTCTTCTTCTGAAAGATAAAATACATGAATGCCTTGTTCTTTGCTTTCAGCATCATCAAATACTTTGCACATGGTTTCAAAGCCAGATTTACCATTAATATCAGATTGACGAGGATCACCACAAATAAACAATTTACTGAAGTAGCCCACTCTAGTTAAAAGAGTTGTAATTTCTTTTGCTGTAGAATTCTGTGCTTCATCCATAATAATACCTTTAGCATTCCAAGAAAGGCCTCGAAGGAAACCAGTAGGTTTACCATCAATACGATTCTCTTTAGTAAGCATATTAATATCTGATTTACAGAGTAATTCATCAAGCTTTTCCATTAATGGCTCCAAATAAGGAGAAAGCTTATCATTTGCATCTCCTGGTAGGTAACCCATTTTATTATCAGAGCTTTCTACAATACTACGAATATAGATTAAATCGCTAATCTTTTTAAGATTTAATAATTCTAAGACCGCTAAAGTAGCTAAAAAGCTTTTACTACTACCAGCTGGGCCAGATAAAAATATGATTTTTGTATTATTATCTAATGCTAATTTAAGAAATTCTTTTTGTTTTTGTGTCAAATCAGACCTTTGTCGTATCTGCAAAGGTCTTTCTAATTTTTCGGCCTGATGAACTATTAAGCTTTTATCTTTAGTTGCAGGTATGTTATTGTTGTGAGGTTGAGACTGCTTTTGTTTTAACAAACGTTTCTTTTTACTCATCTAATAATATTTACTCAAAAACCTAAATAATATATATGCTAAAGCGATTTGAAGAAAAATATAATACCTTATTAAAAGAATTCACTGAATCTTTTCCTATTGAAGAAAAAACACCTGTTTGGCAAACCAAAGCCGGTAAAGACCCTAAAGGTGGCTTAAATAGAAAAGGAATTGCTAGCTATCGTAGATCTCATCCTGGCAGTCATTTATCTATGGCTGTAACCACACCCCCTAGCAAACTTAAACGTGGTAGCAAAGCTTGGAAGCGTAGAAAGAGTTTTTGCGCTCGCACAAAGGGTCAACCTGGACCAATGAAGAAACCTAATGGACAACCAACTCGTAAGGCATTAGCTTTACGTAAATGGAATTGCCATTAAGATTTATCT